GCGTGTTGCTGCTTTGCTGCCTGGTACTGGTGCAGGGAACATTTTCACTGTTACTGGTGGACGTGTTTTGGTTACGTCGTTTTTGGGCTTAGCGGTTACTGCATCGCCATCGACGACTAACACGTTGAAGGTAAGTACGGCCCCAACGTCAGGTACTGGCGCTGACTTGTGTACTGCTGTTTCGGTGGCGTCTAAGGAAGCAGGGACGCAGTTAGCGCTTCCTAATCCTGTAGCGTCTGGTAGCAACCTGGTAGTGGCTACTGCGGGCGGTAACGTGTCGATCGCTCAGCCGTTTAGTGTCCCGGCTGGTTCGATCACCATCACCACCTCAGGTACCGCTGCGACGGGTACATGGCAATGGGACCTGACTTACATTCCTATTGATGATGGTGCGTCCATTACGTTCGCGTAATCATTTTTAACAGGAATCAGGTATGTAATGTCGTTGATGTATTGCTTGAAGTGCTCTGCTAAGTATGCGGTAGGGCTTTTCAGGTGTCCTCAGTGTCAGTCGGTATCCGAGTTGTTTGCGAAAGATAGTGAACCGGAGGTTACGGTGCCTAAGGTAAGTGTGTCTGGAGGTTCTTCTAACGCTGAAGAGGTCGTTGTAGAGGACCCTTCGGATGTCGCTCCTGTCGCGGATGCGGTTCCGGCGGCGGTTCCTGAGGAGGGGCCTGTGGCGGAGGATGTGCCGGGGGATGTACCGGATGTCGCTCCTGCTGATGATGTGCCGGGAGATCCGGCTGCGTCGGCGGGAAGTACATCGAAACGTAAAGGTAAAACAACCGGAGCGTAACAATGTCCTGGTATCAGTATTTGGATGTTCTGAAGCATGCGCAGACCGAATTCGAGTTCTACGCCAACAGACCACCCTACGCATGCCCCCAATGCGGAGAACCACTGATACCAGGACCACAATCCGCAGAAAACACAATCTTTTGCAGATACGACGGCTGGTCATACCCCAGAGACTGGATCAGACCAGAGGCACTATAAGGAAGGGACGCCATGTCCGCTCAGAACGCGCAAACAGCCACCCTGGCGAACGTGGCTTCCAGCGGTTCCAGCACCACAATCTTCGCCGCCAACGCCCAAGCCAAAGGCCGCACCATCTGGAACGACTCCACCGCCGTCCTCTACCTCGCATTCGACGGATCCGTCGCATCAACCAGCAACTACACCGTCCAGCTCGCCGCCGGCGCATACTACGAATTCCCACAACCACTCGCCGGCGGGAAGATCACTGGTATTTGGGCTTCAGCGAACGGTAACGCCCGCACCACTCAATGGTCCGCCTGATGCCCCTTTACGTCCCGGCACCACCACGGTCACCCGACTCCGCCATGCCCACCGGCGGAGTCGGGGAGTCCCTCCACCGTTACGCAATGAACTCCGTCGCCGTCCCTATCGGGTCAACTAGCGGAACTGTGTATATGGCGGCGGTGAGTCTTGCCGCCGGGACCCTGATTAGTAACGTCAGTTTCATCACGGGTTCGACCGCCGCGATACTCCCGACGCATTGGTGGGCTGGTATCGCCGACCCGTCAGGTGTACAGCAGGCTCATAGCGCCGATCAGTTAACGGCCGCGATCGCAGCGAACACGGCGTTCACCGTAGCGATGGCCACCCCGTACGTTACATCCGTGTCGGGTGTGTACTACTTCCTCCTCGCGGTCACTGCCGGGACTAACCCGACGTTATCCGGAGGTCTAGCTGCGGTGAACTCGAGTAAGGTCTCGCCGGTACTCGCGGGTGTATCAGGATCTTCAGCCCAATCAACACCAGGAACTGACGGCACAACCACCTATGCATTACCTACCGGCGATAACGCCATTGGCTATTTCTACGGGAGTTAACCTGTCACACTAGACGTATATAACTAAATTATTTCCCTGATCCTGGGCTATATGCCCTGGGACAGAAAGCGAGTCAAAGGTAAAGGGATAAGCGTGACGATTAGTGAGCCGTGTTACTGTACCCGTGAGGATGTTAAGCAGGCGCTTGATATCCAGCTGACGGCTCGTAACGACGCTCAAATAGATCTCGCTATCGACTCCGCTTCACGTGACGTTGAAGGTGAACTTCACCGCACGTTTTACCCCACCATCGCAACACATTACTTCGACTGGCCGAACTACCAGTACGCATACCCGTGGCGTCTATGGCTCAATGACATGGAACTCGCTGACGTCACCGTGAACGTCCCGGTCTTATCGTCCGGTGGCGTGGCCATCCCGAATAGCTCCATCTTCTGGGAGCCAGTGAATCAGGCACCCCCCTACACCTATGTGGAGTTGAACCGGTCTACTGTCGCCGCGTTCGGTGTTAGCGCTACCGCCCAGCGCGACATCTCGATTACTGGGACATTCGGCTTCTGGATTCGGACGAATCCCGCCGGCGCCCTCGCGGCCGCGATGTCAGACACCACATCAACGACCATTCAGATCACGGATAGTTCGAAGATCGGTGTGGGCGACAATATCCTGATTGATGCAGAACGGCTTGTCGTGTCGGGTCGTTCAATGGTTACGACGGGGCAGACGCAGCAGACAGCCGGCGCGGGTACCGCGTCTGCCGCTGACGTGGCATTAACCGTTACTGATGGCACGAAATACTTCACAGGCGAGATCCTGCTGCTGGATTCAGAACGCATGCTGATCATTGATATTGCTGGGAATGTGTTGACGGTTAAGCGGGCGTGGGATGGGTCTGTGCTCGCTACGCATTCCGGAGCAACGATCTATGCGTTACGCCAGCTCACCGTCACCCGTGGAGACCTGGGTACGACTGCTACGACGCACAGCAACACTGCCCCGATTAATGTCGCTGTGGTCCCGTCACTGGTACATGAGCTGACCCTCGGCATAGCGCTTAACAATCTGCTTCAGAATCAGGCTGGTTATGCGCGGACGCAGGGCCAGGGCGCCGGTGCGCAAACGAATATCGGCCAATCATTAGATGAGATCCGTACTCGTTGCTATAACAAGTTTGGTCGTAAAGCCCGGCAGCGTGTCATATGAGCGATCCGATTATGCACGTTGACGTCACGGGTCCCTTGTTTACCGGGGCGACTGAGCGTGGTGTTGAAGCGTCGCTCGCGGCCATTGAACAAACCGTTGCTAACCGTGCCGTGAACATGATTCATGCTCAGTTGGGTGAGGTGCTTCAGAACCCGACGGGCTATTACGAAAGTAAGATCCGTACCGATCGTGTGACTGAGGGTGTATCGGTTAACGATGACATGGTGATTTACGGGCCGTGGCTGGAAGGTGTGGGGTCACGGAATTACCCGGTGACCAGGTTCAAGGGTTATTTCACGTTCAAGTTGGTTCGGCAGCAGTTGAACACGTTGGCTGTTACTGATGCTGGACGGGTTCTACTCCAGTATCTTTTGGCGGTGAAATAACATGATGGATATTACGGGTATTGTGAATCAGGTGGTGTCTCACGCCGCATCAACTGGGCTTTTCGAACGAGTTAACACTCATGAACCGAAGAACGCACCCGGTAATGGGCTGACATGTGCTGTGTGGGCTGATCAGATTACTCCGGTGGCTGCCGCGTCAGGACTGGACGCTACGACAGGGTCCGTCATCTTAAACGTGCGGCTGTATACATCGATGTTGCAGCAGCCGTATGACGCTATTGACCCGAATCTCGTCGCAGCAGTCGACACGTTAATGTCAGCTTATTCAGGTGCGTTTACGTTGAACGGTGAAGTCCGCAACGTTGACCTACTCGGAGCTCACGGCACACAGCTGTCCGCCCGCGCCGGATACATCAATCAAGACGGGAAGGTCTACCGAGTCATGACCATCATGCTTCCCCTGATCATCAACGACCTCTGGCTACAGGCGGCATAAATTGAGAATCAACGAGGATGGGCTAGGCGAGCTGGACGTATCTGTCCGCTTCGATGGCGACATCCGACCCAAATGGTTCCAGCAACTAGAGGACGCTCTCGATCAAGCAGCTAGAGAAGGCTGGTTCCTCACCAGGGACATCACCTTAGAAGGCCACCCCTTCACCATCTACGGAGTCCAGAAGATGGCGTCATGGGGAACCACCGCACGTCGTGACAGAGTCCAGGAGGCTGTGACCCCATGAAGTCCACTGGGCTAGGTGACAACTTTTATATCGGTGGTAATGATCTGTCTGGTGATATCGGGTCGCTGTCGAAGATTAGTGGTGGTCCGGTAGCTCTTGATCTGACACCGATTAACGTAAGCGCTTATGTCCGTCTAGGTGGTTTGCGTAGCGGTGAGATCTCGTTTATGTCGTTTTTCGATCCGACGACATCCCACCCGGTGTTATCGGCGCTTCCAACGAGTGACACGATCATCACGTATGCGCGAGGGACTGCTCTCGGTAATTCGGCTGCCTGTTTGAACGGTAAGCAGATCAACTACGACGGTACCCGTGCTAATACGGGTGCTTACACGTTCGCTATTGATGCGCAGTCGGATGAGTACGGTCTTGAGTGGGGTACTCAGCTCACTGCTGGTCTGCGGACTGACACAACGGCGACGAATGGTACATCCGTTGAGTTCGGGGCGGCTACGTCCTTCGGATTCCAGGCTTATCTTCAAGTCACGGCGTTCACTGGGACAGATGTCACGGTGAAGCTACAGGACTCTGCCGACAACTCTACGTTTACTGATGTTGCGTCGGGTGCGTTTGCTCAGACGACGTCTGCCGGCACATTTCAACGGATCGCGGTTGGAGGTACGGCGACAGTCCGCGAATATGTGCGGGCTGTCACGGTCACATCAGCGGGATTCACATCTGCGACTTTCAACGTTGTCTTAGTTAAGAACACTGTAGCGACGGTATTCTGATAACGAGGTGAATATTATGCGTATATATGCGGGTCGAAGAGTAGGGCCGGTGTGGTTGGGTGTCTCGACTTCGGTGAAGACACAGCCACGCAGGAAAGCCGTACGCGGTAAGGCTGTTAAAGATTTGGTTTACGCCCCTATTCCTGGTAGGGCGTGGTGGCGTCAACCCACCATGGGGCAACTCGTGCGTGCCTACCGCGCTAGGAATATCCCATGAATATGGTTTCGAGTGCTGCCGGTATGCGGATCATGCCTGCGATGCCTGCTGGGGCTTATAAGACCTATCAGATTGTCGCTCCGCTGGCGACGCACTTCCGTAATGCCACATGCGAGGAAGCCCAATGCGCTGACTATCTTTACGGGTTTCGGAGTGTTATCGATGAGTCTACTGAGTTGGGGCAGCAGCAGGCCTATTACGTTCGGAGGGAATCAGGCCGGCGTTACGTGGAAGTGAAACAACCCGATGGGCTCACCGAATTCACTTTCGAACCAGGCCAGAAATGCTTCAAGGGTTCCCACAAAGTCCGTCTTGAGCGGGATGAGACTTTCATTGTGCGGGGTGGGGATTGGCGTGGGAATCCGAGTCGTACTGTCTTTAGGCATCGTGATGCTGGCCAGTGGACAGAGGACTTCGCGGAGCATCAGGACCATATCAACCGCCTCATAGAACGAGGATAAGTGAGCGTGATTAGTCTCCTAAAGAAGGGGCTTGATCACTTAGAGATTGGGAGTGGTTACGTTGTCAAAGGTAACGGGTTTAGGTTGGACAACACTCAGTGTTGATGACGCTTCTAACAGTCAGCAAGCGATTAAGAACGACATTACGAACCTTCAGTTCGCGACACCACGCGGCGTTCAGGACGTCACCGGTATCGACAAGTCGGCATACGAGCGTCTCCTGCTACTCGCTGATTTCACCGTCACCCTGAACGGCGTGTTCAACCCCGCGTCGAACCAAGAGCATGACGTTTTCAAGACAGTTCCTTCTACTTCGGTGAACCGGCTGATCACTATCGTTACTAATGGTAAGACGTTGGCTCCTACGGTTTTGTTCACTGATTATTCGATAACTCGTTCGGCGTCGGGTGAGTTGACGTGGTCCACGCCAGGCGTGCTAGCTAACGGCGTTGTACCGACCTGGTCATAACGTAATTTAGATATAGGAAGATAGTGATATGGGTTTCAAGCCACCAAAAACCCTATACAAACTGAAATTCGAAGATCCTGCTTTAGACAGGTTGGAGGTCACCATACGCGGCGTTGACGTGAACACGATGCTTGAGTTACAAAGCTTCGCTGATCTCGCCGCCGTGGATGACCCCGGGAAGATGAGCCCTGCCGAGATAAAGGCATCCTCTAACAACCTGAAACGTACCGTCACGATCCTCGCCGACGCACTCGTGTCATGGAACCTAGAAGCGGATGACGACACACCACTACCCGTCTCCTACGACACGTTAAGCCGGCAGGAACCATCCTTCGTGATGAAGATCGTCGAAGCCTGGTCAACAGCCATCGCAGGCGTCAATACCCCTTTAGAGAAAGGCTCGAACAGTGGCGTGACTTCCCCGGCGGTGTCGATACCGACGGAACCACTATCTCCGAGCCCTTCGAATACACCCGAGCCAAGTTTGTCTTAAACGCATGTGAAAGGTTCGGTTGTCTACCATCACAGCTACTCGCTGAGGACGCCAGCCTGATTCAGATGCTCGTGATTGAAGAGATAGGGAACCGGGACGATGAGTGACAACCTCGTTGAGATCATCGTCTCGGCTAAGAACCTTGCTAAACCCGCCATGGAAGAAGCGTCTGCCGATGCGCAGGGCTTGGGTGGGGTTATCGGGAAGATGGGTGTCGTTGCTGGCGCTGCTCTTGCTGGCGTAGCGGTAACGGCAGTGAAGATGGCTAGTGATTTCCAGGCATCTATAGTCCGGCTTAATACATCGGCTGGGGAATCACAAGCCAATCTCGATACAGTCAGCAAGGGTATCCTTGATATGGCTGGCAAGGTGGGGGTGTCAGCGCAGGATCTCGCGACTGCGATGTATCAGGTCGAGTCGGCGGGCTTCCATGGCGCTGCTGGGCTTACGGTACTTCAAGCGGCGGCTCAGGGCGCTAAGGCTGAAGGTGCTGACACCACAACAGTAGTGCAAGCCCTCACCGATGTATTAACTGACTACCATCAGCCAGCTTCTAAAGCATCTGATATTACGTCACAGATGATTGCTGCTGTCGCAACCGGTAAAACCACCCTGCAAGACTTCTCAGGGGCCTTCGCAAGTATCGTTCCCGCCGCGTCCGCCGCCGGTATCTCATTCACAGACGTATCCGCCGCGCTCGCAGCCATGACGAATCATGGTTTCACTGCTGACCGTGCCAGCCAGAACCTAGCCCAAGCACTACGGAGCATGCTGAATCCGACGAATCAAATGCAGGGTGCATTCGATGAGTTTGGCGTATCAACGACGGTTTTGAAGCAGAAGTTAGCTGACCCTAATGGGTTGACTGATGCGATGGAATATCTGTCGAATGCGGCATTAAAAGCGGGTAAGGAGGGGACTCCTGCTTTCGCTGCCGCGTTGAAAGAATTAATGGGTACCGCGCCCGGTGCTAACGCCGCGTTGGCTACGGTTGGGGCTAACTTCTCTGCCACGTCAGCGGCTATCACCAGTATCGGAGGGGCTACGGCGGATGCTCAGGGAAATGTTAAAGGTTTCGCTGAGGTTCAAAAGACTCTTGGTCAGCAAGTCGCCCAGTTAACGGCTGGTTTCGAAAGTTTAATGATCGAGATCGGTCAAAGGCTTATCCCGGTTATTACGACTTTAGTGGGTTGGCTCGCTCAGCATAATTCCGTGATTCTTGACGCGCTTAAAGCACTGGGTGCTTTCGTCGCTATTTTAACAATCTACACAACGGCTGCGAAAGCAGCTGCTATCGCGACTACGGCATGGTCGATTGCTACAGGTGAGTTAGATGTTGCTGAGGCGTTAAGCCCGGTCGGACTTATTACTGTCGCGGTCGTTGGTTTAGCGGCTGCTGTTTATGAGCTGGTTACGCATTGGCAGCAGGCGTGGGGTGATATTAAGAAATGGGCTGCGGATGCGTGGAATTTCATTTATGGCGGCTTAACTAAATACGTGTTGCCTTTTATTGGGCCTGCTGGGTGGCTTGTTTTAGGCATTATTGAAGTTGCTAAGAATTGGAAGGAAATATGGGGTGAGCTTGTCACGTGGGTGACGGGTTTATGGTCGACCCTGGTAGGTGCTTGGAATTCTACCGGTGGTGTGGCGATTACATTTATTGCTAATCAGGTTTCCTGGTTAGTTGGTCAGGTTTCTCAAGTTCTGAATTTGCTCGTACAATTGTGGGATGTTACGGGCGGGAAAATTGTGTCGCTCGTATCGGAGAATTGGGGCACAATACAGTCCATAGTTATCGGTGCTTGGAATATTGTGATGGATTTCTTGCGTCCTGCTTTAGATACTTTGAAATCGATTTTCAGTATTGCTTGGGCTGTTATTTCCGGGATTTTTACGATTGCTTGGAATTTAATAAAGTCGATTGTTTCTGGTGCTTGGAATACCCTGGTTACGATCACGCAAATTGGGTTTAATGTTGTCAAGGGGATTATACAAGTCACTTGGGATGTAATCAAGGTTATATTCCAGACTTTCTTTGACGCAATTAAGGGAATCCTTCAGATTTTTATTGACCTTTTTTCCGGTAAATGGTCAAAACTTTGGGATGACACGAAGAAAACAGCTATTTCTTTATGGAATGACATCACTGGCGACATAGGTCAAGCTCTTGATACCATTATTGGTACTATCGAGAAGATTTGGGATAATATAATTAAATATTTAGGGGGCCTCCCTGGCCGGGCCCTGTCGGCTTTAGCGGGAATTTTCGACCCCATCGGGAACGCAGCACAGTCGGCGTATAACACTGTTGTCACATGGCTTGAGAAGATGCTGAACTATGTGACGTCAGTACCGAGCCGGGTCGGTAACGTCGCTAGCCAGCTAATCAACGACATCAACCCATTTGCTCACGGCGGGATTGTCGGAGCCGCGACCGGTGGCGCCAGGGGAAGCCTCACCATGGTCGGAGAACATGGGCCTGAACTTGTGCGCCTCCCCTACGGATCCACTGTATCTTCGAATCCTGACACGGTGTCTGCGTTACAAGGTGCAGGTGGCGCAGGTGGAGGGGTACTGCAACTGGAATGGGTCGGCGGGTCAGGCGGTGACGAGTTCATGACATGGTTACGCAAGAACATTCGAGCCCGATACGGCAGCGACGCGAACAGCGTCCAGAAAGCTCTAGGCCAAAGTTTCTAAGGAGGATATGTAATGCACCGTTATAAGTGCGGTAACTTCGCGATGGTGACCACAGCCGCACCATCGGCCGTCACCACGGGCACGTCGATTAAAACGATGCTGCAAATCGCTACTCCTTCGACGCGGCAGATGCAGTTGATTGCGTGGGGTTACACGCTCAGTGCAGTTCCTGGGTCTGGCACTGGCGTGATCGAGCTGGTTCAGACGGATGTCGCGGCGACCGTGACAGCGCATGTCGCGGCGGGAGTCCAGCCATTAGATCCGAACGCGCCCGCGTCGCTCGTGACATTAGGAACAGCAGCTACTGGATATACAGCGACGGTTGAAGGCTCTACGACCGCGACCCGGACCCTAGACACAGACCAGATTTCGTCTACGGCTGGCGCTCAACCAATTAACTATGACTATCAGTTCATGCCCGATGAACGGCCGATTGTTGCGGTGTCGAAGTTCCTGCGGGTGCGTGCCACGTTCGCAGGAGCCGTCAACATGTTGTGCTGGGTTGTCTGGGATGAGTGACGAGTAGATAGGGCTGTGTTGTGACATCTGCGGCTGCGATGGTGGGGTGTTGGTCTCGCCAGAAGTGGCGTTTTGGTCCTGGGATTAACGTTCCGGGTCCGATGTCTGCGGCTGCGTCTTTACCGTCGCCGGGGCCTGCTGATCCGATTGGGTTAACGGTCGAGATTTTCGTTAATTCTGCGTGGACTGATATCAGCACGTATGTGTATTACCGGGATTTGATACAGATTTCTCGCGGCCGGTCGGATGAGACGTCGCAGCCGCAACCTCAGACGTGTACGTTCACGGTGAATAATCGCGATGGTCGTTTCTCGCCTCGGAACCCGATGGGTATGTATTACGGTCAGATTGGTCGTAATACGCCGGTGCGTGTGTCGCGGTTTCAGAATGGTGTGCGCCGGTACAGGTTTTATGGTGAGGTTTCGGCGTGGCCAACGACATGGGATCAGTCGGGGACTGATGTGTATGCGCAGGTCACCGCTGCGGGTCCGCTGCGGCGCCTGAATCAGGGGACGGCTGTTTTAGGGTCCGCAATGAAGAGGGCTTACGTGTTAGGTGAATCTAACCTGTTCGTCCCTATTGCGTATTGGCCGTGTGAGGATGGGGCGACCGCGACTCAGCTAGCGTCGGGGCTTCCGGGTGGTGTCCCGATGACAGTGACAGGTAGCCCTAAGTATGCGACTGATTCTACTTTTATATGTTCGTTGCCGTTGCCGGTGCTTAACGGTAGTACGTGGTCTGGGTCTGTCCCGGCCTATACTATGGGTACTGATAATGTTTTACGGTTTCTGTTATTTGTTCCCGCTGCCGGAGAAGCTGACCAGACGCTTATTGCCCGTATGTATACGACCGGCACCGTTAAGCGGGTCGATTTGCTGTATGGGACTAATGGTGCGGGGAGTTTCGAGTTAGCTGGTTTCGATAGTGCCGGGAACCAACTATTTTCTACGAACTACGTATCATTTTCCCTTAATGGGCTTGTTCTACGGGTTGGCATGGCTTTGCAGGCCTCTGGCCCGAACATTATTTACCACATAGATGCTGTGGTACCAGGGGCCACTCAAGGTGGTTTCTCTGGGACGCTATCGTCAGCGACTGTGGGTACTGTCACGCAGGTAGTGATT